ACGTTCTGATGTGAACGGCGTATCGCGCGGAGTTGAGTACAACATGGCGCAGAGTGCTGTTTATCGCGTGTGTGGCGGCAAGCTGTACAAAGGAGAAAGTGAAGTCGGTGATGTTGCCGGAAGTGGTCGTGTATCAATGGCGCATGGTCGGACATCTCAGGCTGTAGGCGTTAATGGTCAACTGGTAGAGTATCGCTATGATGGCACGGTTAAAACCGTCTCAAACTGGCCTGCAGATAGCGGATTCACTCAGTATGAGTTAGGTTCGGTTCGTGACATTACGCGCTTGCGTGGGCGTTATGCGTGGTCAAAAGACGGCACTGATTCATGGTTTATCACTGACCTTGAAGACGAATCGCATCCTGACCGTTACAGCGCACAATATCGTGCCGAGTCGCAGCCGGACGGCATCATCGGTATCGGCACATGGCGAGACTTCATCGTCTGCTTTGGTTCATCGACGATTGAATATTTCTCCCTGACTGGCGCAACCACCGTTGGTGCTGCTTTGTATGTCGCACAGCCATCACTGATGGTGCAAAAAGGCATCGCCGGAACTTACTGCAAAACGCCGTTTGCTGATTCCTATGCGTTTATCAGCAATCCGGCAACGGGTGCGCCGTCTGTATACATTATCGGCTCCGGTCAGGTGTCACCAATCGCCAGCGCGAGCATTGAGAAAATCCTCCGCTCCTACACTGCTGATGAACTGGCTGATGGTGTGATGGAATCGCTGCGATTTGATGCTCATGAGTTGCTGATTATCCATCTTGCGCGCCATGTTCTCGTGTACGACGCATCTTCAAGCGCCAATGGTCCGCAATGGTGTGTGCTGAAAACAGGTCTGTATGACGATGTGTACCGCGCTATCGACTTCATTTACGAAGGCAATCAGATAACGTGCGGCGATAAACTGGAGTCCGTGACCGGGAAATTGCAATTCGACATCAGCAGCCAGTACGACAAGCAACAGGAACACCTGTTGTTTACCCCCCTCTTCAAAGCGGACAATGCCAGATGCTTCGACCTCGAAGTTGAATCATCCACTGGTGTTGCTCAATATGCTGACCGCCTGTTTCTGTCTGCAACCACGGACGGAATCAATTACGGTCGCGAACAGATGATTGAACAAAATGAGCCGTTTGTGTACGACAAGCGTGTTATCTGGAAACGTGTTGGGCGCATTCGTCGATTAATCGGATTCAAACTGCGGGTAATCACCAAATCACCAGTAACACTATCCGGGTGTCAAATTCGTCTGGAGTAACATATGGCAGACCCGTCACTTAATAAGCCTGTCATTATTCAGGCCACTCGTCTTGATGCCTCAATCCTCCCCCGCAACGTCTTCAGCCAGTCTTATCTGCTCTACGTAATCGCGCAGGGGGCTGACGTTGGCGCTATTGCGGGAAAGGCAAACGAAGCAGGGCAAGGTGCCTATGACGCGCAGGTAAAGAACGATGAGCAGGATGTTGAGCTTGCAGACCACGAAGCGAAAATTCAGCAGTTACGCATCGACGTAGACGACCATGAAATCCGTATTACTGCAAATACCAATGCAATTGCGGCGCTGGATGTCAGACTAACCACGGCTGAAGGCGAAATAGTCACCTTGCAGGCTGATGTCAGTGCTCTTGATGGTAGGGTTACGGCTGCTGAAAGCACTATTTCTTCATTGCAGGCTGATTACGTATCGAAGTCAGCAACTGCTTCTCAATCGCTGGCGTCACCTCTCAACGTGACAACGTCCTATTCAGTTGGCGGCACTAAAGTTATCGGTGCGCGACAGACAGGATGGACAGCAGCAACAGGCGCTGCGCTTCTCGGTGCATTCAACGCTAACCAGGCATACACGGTCAGTGCCACATATACGCAGTCTGAGGTATCAGCTCTGGCTACCGGATTGCAGCAGGCGCGACAGCGTATCAAAGCTCTCGAAGATGCAATACGAACTCATGGATTAATCAACTGATGATTACATTCATTCCAACACGCAACATCGACCTGATAGAAACGGTCGGCAATCATCCCGACATCATCGCCGGGAGTAACAACGGTGACGGATACGACTACAAACCTGAGTACCGCTATTTCGAAGTGAACGTACATGGTCAGTTCGGTGGCATCGTGTATTACAACGAGATTCAGCCGCTAACCTTTGAATGCCACGCCATGTATCTGCCTGAGATTAGAGGATTCAGTAAGGAAATCGGGCTGACGTTCTGGCGATATATTCTTACCAATACCACCGTTCAGTGCGTTACATCATTTGCTGCACGCAAATTTCGCCACGGTCAGATGTACTGCGCAATGATTGGTCTTAAGCGTGTAGGAACCATCAAGAAATACTTCAAAGGCGTGGATGACGTGACGTTTTACAGCGCCACACGCGAAGAACTAATCGACTTCCTGAATCACGGGAGATAAACATGTTATATGCATTTACGCTGGGCAGAAAACTGCGCGGTGAGGAACCTTATTATCCTGAAAAAGGCGGTAAAGGTGGCTCATCAAGCAGCGGGGCAAAAGAATCCGCAAAAGCAACACAGTACGCAGCAGACCTGCAAAACCAACAATTCAATCGTGTGATGGAGCAGTTGGCACCTTACGCCGCCGCAGGTTTGCCGGCTCTCCAGCAGATTCAGCAGCTATCAACGCTGGAAGGTCAGAACAGCGCTCTCAATCAGTATTACAACTCAGACCAGTATAAACAGTTGGCTGATCAGGCTCGCTATCAAAGCCTGAATGCAGCGGAAGCCACCGGAGGTCTTGGCTCTACAGCAACATCAAACCAAATTGCATCCATTGCACCAACGCTCGGGCAGAACTGGTTGTCAGGGCAGATGCAAAACTATGGCAACCTGTTAAACGTTGGTCAGTCTGCGGCAGCAGGCCAAGCATCGGCAGGACAGAACTATGCAAATAACGCAGGTAATCTTGCACAACAGATGGCGGCTATCCGCTCTCAGGGTTCTGGTCAATCCACGCTTGGAAGTGCCATTAGCGGGGGTACGAGTGGTGCGCTTGCAGGTGCTGGTATTGCAAGCCTGTTAGGTACTTCCACGCCATGGGGCGCTGGTATCGGTGCTGGTATCGGATTGCTTGGCTCACTCTTCTAAGGAGTTATCGTGGCTACATTTCAACTTGCTGGTTTGCCGTCAATGCAGGTGGCAAACCAAAACGCGCCCGGGCAGCCATCACTATCAAACTACGACTTTAGCCAGCGCCCAAACGTTGGAGTTCAACTTGCTCAGGGTCTTGGTGCAGTTGGTCAGGCAATACAGCAGAATGAGGCTGCTCAGGGGCTTTCTGACTTTCAAAAAGCTTTCGGTCAGGCTTATGCGGCAGGTGATCGGGACGCCTTGCGTCAACTTGCAGCCACCAATCCAGACCAGATTGAAACAATTCGTCAGGGCATGGGCTTTGTTGATGCTGACAGAAATCAGGCGATGGGCGATATGTCTGCACGATTGAATATTGCCGCCGCTCAGGGGCCTGAAGCGGTGATGCGAGAGCTTGCCACTCACCAGAATACACTGCAGCAAATTGGCGTATCTCCTGAACAGGCGTGGCAGACATATCAACAAAGCCCTGAAGGCTTCTCGCAGTTAACAGACCTTATTGGGATGCACGCGGTAGGACCAGAAAAGTATTTTGATATTCAGGACAAGTTGACAGGTCGCGAGATTGACAGAGGTCGACTAGCTGAAACAATCCGCAGCAATAAAGCAGGGGAAGGACTTCAGGCTCGCGGGCAAAATATTACTATGCGCGGACAAGACATGTCAGCCTCTACAGCCCGCCGCGGTCAGGATTTGGCAATGCAAAGGGCGAACGCCAGAACGATATCAGGAGTCGAGGGGAATCGGGTCGTTCAGCTTGCAGATGGTAGAACAGTCAACATTGACGGAAAACTTCACGGCGCAGGTGCGAATTCATTTTACGAAGGCATTGACGATAACGGCAATATGGTTCGCGTACCGGCAAGTGCTATTGCAGCACCTCCAACGTCTGCGGCAAGCGCACAGAACTACGCGATGAAGAAAGACATTGACGCAATCGCAAATGCAGATGCTTCTGCTCTCGATTTCATGACTGGCATGACTGGCGGAGCTGGAAATCCGGCAATTGGTGCAGATGTTCGCAGCCGACTCACAGGCAAAGAGCAACGCCAGTTATATAACTCCGCACAACGTATTCAGGGAAGAATGCAGAATCAGGGCGTGGCAGCAGCAAGAGATATGGGCGCTAGCGGTATCAACACCATTGCAGAAGCGAAGATGTATTTTCAGGGGATGCCGCAAGTAGATTACTCTAGCCCGAAGGCTATGCAGCAGTCTATTCGTGAGATTCAGGAATACACCAACAATTACAACCAGCAGTACAATGTTGATGTTGGTAAATCGCAGTATCAGCAATCCCAACCTGTACAGAAATCACAGCCTGCATCCAACAGCAACTTTTCTTCACTATGGGGTGATTAATGGCTAAGGCATGGAAAGACGTTATTGCCTCTCAGCAATATCAGGCATTGGCACCAGAACAGAAGGCACAGGCTCAGGAGCAATACTTCAATGAAGTGGTTGCACCTCAGGCAGGCGATCAGGCTGAGCAGGCTAAACAGGCTTTCTATGCTGCGTATCCGGTGCCGTCAGCAGAGCCTCAACAGGCACCGCAGGAAGCACAGCCACAAGATCGGGGGGGCTTCCTTTCTGACATCGTGAGCGCGGCAGCAGAAACAGGACGCGGAATGCTTCAGGCTGGAGTGAACCTGGCAAATATTCCTGCATCGATGGCTGATGCGGTTGCCAGCGCCGGCGCGTGGGCTGGCAAGCAACTAGGGTTAGGCGACGGAACTTATCAGCCCGCTCCTCGTGTTACTACTGAGG